GGGATCGTGCTTAATCATTTCCGCCACCCTCTTGCCGTGTTTCTGGTAGAGCGCTACGAAATGGCGCCCAATCGGATCGTAGCGGTAGGTTCCATCCAGCCAGGTGCGGATGGCATGAGTCTTCGGGGAAGTTGTCCCGTACAGTTCCTCGGCAATCCAGCAGAACCATGTACTCGGGTCGCTGGTAATGCCTCCACTGTTGCCGCCTTTAAGCGCACTCAGTAAGCCAGTAAATCCAGAGGTCAGCCCCGGTATCATGCCGTTGATAGAATTGCCGACCCCCAGCGTCCCCGCCGCCTGTGCTGCTCCCTGCTGCCCATAGAGGGATGCAATATCCCCGCCGATGCCGGATATGAGATTCCCGGCCCCTCCGGCCGCGCTCAAGCCCTGCTGTGATGCCCCTAGCAGGCGGTTGTAGGTATTGTTCTGATTGTTCAGGAACGTGTTGTAGGCAGACTGGTACTGAGTCTGGGCATTGTTGAATGCGTTCTGGTAGTTGGTAGAGGCGGCTCCCTGAGCGTAATTGTTCAGGTCCGCGAGCGTCCTGCCGGTAAGAAGGCTCCCTTTGCCGGCGGCTGAGTTCTGAGCCGCGTCCAATCCCTGCTGGAGCTGGAATTGATAGCCCGGAGTAGCGGCGGCTTCTGCCGCCGTGGGCGCGGTGAATTGCTGCGTCCATGGAGTTAGCAACCCCTGCCCTGGGGTCCCCAGAAGGCTGTTGAGCGTGGTGGATGCGTTCGCTCCGGTGTTCAGATAAGGGCTATAGTTCGCCAGCCCTTTCTGTTCCTGGCCGCCGAGATACTGCTGCGCCTGTTGGAGAGCCTGAATATACTGCTTGGAGGCCTTGGATGCTTGATTGGCCCCAAAGAGGCCGCCAAACAACGAACCGGCCATGCCGATACCTGCCGTTAGTGCGCCACCAAAGGGCATTATAGGTGCCTCACTTGTGTCATTTGCTCAATTACGTGGCCATACTTTGCAAAGAGCGTTTTCTCGAAATCGTTTCCGGGAATGGAAAAATACACCGGAGCGCCTACTGGGCGTCGCAGGTGATTATCGAGAACATTGCGTATCTGGTAGCTGAATCCGTGTCGCCTGAGGTCTTCTTTTACCCATGATCCCGCTGCATGCCAGGCTTGCTGCACTGCAGCGAAGCCAACAATCTCTTTCTCGTCCCACATAATGGCCGCATGTGCCTTACCCTTGAAGAGAGGGATATTGCCGATGCGCACGGAAAGCTTACTCAACTGTTCAATTTCCTCAGGAGTAGCAATTCTGATTTCACGCATGCTTTTATGATCGCTCCATCACGATGATCTGACTGGTATTCAAAACATCCACGGCGCTTCCGTTGGGCGATTGGACGGCGAGGTAATACTTATACAATTTCGTCACATCCAACCCGGTATCGAGGTATGAAAAGCTTGCTGCCGTGTTTGATCCGTTGACGGTTGCGCCGCCAAAGAAAGCATCACCCCCCACAGCAACATCACCAACATTCGGCGCGGCCCCATTGGCCGGAACATTTCCCAGAGTCCTGAATACCGTCATATATACGGGGCCCGCGCTGTTTACATTGAACGTGACTCTGGCTTTTATCGTGAATTCCGCATAGCGAATTGGTTTTTGAGCATTGGCTGTCCCGATCCCGGTGGACTGCGTTGTTCCATTGGCCGCCACAGTGACGCCCACTGTTGTCGCTACGCCGCGATTCGATACCGGGGCATTGAGCAAATCAGACGCGCTTTGCAGCCAGCGGGTACGGTTATAGCCGGAATTACCCGGCTTCTGGCTGTCCCAGTCCTGGGGCGTGATTTTATTGACTACGTTGCGGCTCATTATGTGATCTTGGCGTATGACTTGGAGAGTCTCGGCGAGGAATCCTGAGTCGAATTCGTGTAGGCATCCACCATGCGCCATGCAACCGGATCTGATACCGCGACCTTCGGCGTGAAACTGCGCCAACTTCCGAGTCGCCGGTCAACCGCTTCTGCCTTGAAATTCCCGGCCTTCCCGCACGGAATCATCCGTTCTGCTCCAAATGTCTGCCCAAAATCCTCAGAATAGGAAAACATAGCGTATGGAGGACGCGGCTTTCCGTTACCGTCTATGAGTGGCGGCTCCGGGCCTACTCCCACCTGAAAATCAACCTGAAATTCATTGATTGGCACCACGGTGCGACCGGCTTCTATTTGAATCGTCGGGCCAATTCTTGTCCTGACGATCTGCTGGGACACGCCCGAGCCGAGGTTTTCATTGAAAAACCGGATGTCCATGGAGTAGACATTCCCGGAGAGCCGGTCTCCAACCAGATGAGTGCCGAAATTGTAGGTATGGCATCTTCCGCGGTGCGCCTGCTGGGTTCCATTTACCAGCGATGTTCTCTGGTGCCACCATCCCATGTCTACATCGAGCGTCCATGTCGCGTTTGCTGTCGGAAACCACAGATCATAAAAATTGTGGCCCTGATCCTGTCGAGCAAATCCCACGGCGTCTGCAGTCACGTTCTTGGACATGAAATATTCCAGCCCATGATCCGAAACGCGCGTCGGAGTGAACCCATTCATCGCATACACGATCTTGTCTCCGCGGTCATCACCGCCCAGCCAGCAGATTGTTGTCCCGGCCTTGGCCGCTACCCTGGCAACCGAGAATTGCGCCGAGATTCCTACCTCGGCAAACCCTTCATTGACCGTATCAAACGGGAAAATAGGTGCACCTGTGAGCTGATAGGCAACTGCTCTCTTGGCTCCAAACACCCAGAGCAGAAGATTCGTTTCAATGATCGAAAGCAATTGGTCGGAAAACACCTGTACTTGGGAAATGGCAAGCCCTGACCATGTAGTAGCGTCTTCCGGGTTCGATACCTGCCATGTGTTGCCAATGGTGAGAGCGATAAAAAAGCCAGCAAGGAATTCGACCATCAAAACATTCGTCGGTGCGCCCGTGATGGCAGAAAACGTATTTGTAACCAGGCTAAAAACAGTGATCGTGCCTCCGCTGGCGATCAACAGTTGCGAGGGGTATGCTCCGCCGGTGGTTCCGCCGGCTACCATCGTTGCGGGGAGACCATCATCTACAATGAAATTATTCCCGCCGACCCCTCCGTAATCGGTGAATACTCCCTGTGCTGTGATTTCCAGGAGATGCGTCCCCGAAACAGCAAAGGTGCGGCTGTTGATGGTATACAGCCCGCGCACCGAAGGAAAATTGGCCGCACTGCCAAAATTGCAGTAGAGAGAAAGCCCTGGAGTTGGCAAAAGAGCAAACTGCGTTCTCGCGTTCGGCGATTCCATTTGCTCCGGATACCAGTTAATCAGAGCTTCCGCATCGGCTAAAGGCGTCTGGCTGGCGTACGCTGGGCCTACAAATCCAAATCTCATTTGGTAGCTTTTATGACCTGTTTGCGCTTCCGGTGAAAATGTTCCCGGCGCTTCCGTTCCCGCCCACCAGCGCCGCATCGCATACTGCTTCTTTGGCGCGCACATTCAGAGTTTCAATCTCTGAGCGATAGACCGCTGCACGCTCTTTGACCAGGGGAAACTTCGACATATCCGCGGGAAACTCTGCCGCCAGATCAACGGCCAGATTGAAGCGCAGCGCGCGCGCATATCCCGGCGGGAAGCTGAACTGCGAAGTCAGGTCGGGAAATTGCGCCAGCGCTCCCCAGAGATAAAGCACGACTGGATTGGCTTGAGTCGGCACCGGCCAAAAACTCAGGCTGATGTCAGGGAAGCCGGTCTCTGGATAGCACACTTGCGGCAATAGCGACGTAATTGATTTATTCGCCACGCCCTGCCACTGCACGTCATCGTACATATCCATCGGCAGCTCAACCGGGGTTGATTGGCTGGCCGAGTACATAACCGAAACACGCTCGAGACGTGGCGGCCGGGGAATCAAGAAGTCTTCATTGCCAGTGGCATTTCCTAGTGTGTACGTCTGCTGGTTTGCCTTCAGGCTGAAGGCGTTCTGGTTCTGGTCGAGCGTCGTGCGCGATACGACAAAAACGGTTCTCTTCTGAGAACTCCACGCATCGAGCAGATCGTTCAATACTTGCTGGCAATCTCTAAGTTCTGCCTGACTTAGGTCCTGCCCAGAGCGCAGCGCACCCACCAGGCGCAAAGCGGAAAGAATGAAGCTTGTAGCCGAGCGGGCTTGTGTGCTCTGTGGTCCTAAGTCAGGCATGATGGTTTATCCCTGATTCTCTTTCAGCCACGCTGTCTCTTGCGACTTGTTGTGGACGATCGAGGAGGTGCAGGCTGAATCCCACCCTTTTACAGCAGTCTCATAGAGTTCCTGAGCGTTCTGCTGTCCCTGAAAGTCCTTCAGGGTTGGGCGTGGCCCCTTGAACATCATTTTGGGGTATTCCTGGTGAACGTATGGCTTGGGCTTGTAAAGCCCGTGCCGTCCTTCACTAGGAGCGTATTCATGGGAACCCCGGCGGATTGATTCCTGCACCGCCGGATCTTCCATGTTGCGATTGGCATTGAGTACTGCCATGGGTTACTCGCCTTCCTTTTTCTCGTCGCCGGCGGGTTCTCCGGGGTTTTTGTCGAGTTTCAGATCGCTGCGCAGCTTCGCTTCGTGCTCCGCATCTTTGGCGATGATTGGTTCGCCATTGTCGTCGTGGGCAACAGCTTTGGGAAACTCTTGCACATTGACGAGATCGGGTGAATCGGGGCCACTTGGAACGTGTGGACCCCTTACGCGCTGCTCATGGGCGTCGAATGGCGTGACCAGATCTTTATGGGTCGCGTTTCCATCCAAAACTGCCTTATGACCAGCATTGAGGATTGCTTGCTTATCGATTGCCATTAACATCTCCTGTTTATGTGGCAGTTGAGGGCATCCACTTGGACGTCGCGGGATTCCAGATGAACGTCACGGCTGTGCCGGCAACAAAGG